TGCAAATACCCTTCTTAACACCGTTCTATGAAATATGCTTTCTGTATGAGTTCTATAAAATAGCCCTAACTCTCTAGGGCTCATTCCACTAGCAAGGCCGCATGCGTTTATTGCTCCCGCGCTTGTACCAGCATAGAGTGTGGTATTACTTAGCAAGCCCTCGCATACCCGAGTAAGCATTTCAACTAAACGTATACCAGCATAACAACGACAACCGCCCCCATCGAAGGAGATTATTAATTTAATACTTCACCACTTTTTGAGGTACAACTAATCTATGTATCAAGTTACTTCCTGTTCTTAACCTGTAATCCAAACAAAAGATTAATTAGCATGTACAACGCAAGAGCTATACACACCACGCCTCCTACTTTTGAGGCTTGCTCCTCATCTATAAAAGCAATATAGGCAAACGTTGGCATAAATCCAATGATTACTAGATCTTGTGGGAATTTTCTGGCTCTAAGTAATAACCTCTGAGCTAATACACCTGTTTCGTATTTTAAGCCTGAGAAAAACCTAACACTCCAAACTATACCAATAGCGAACAGGCATACTCTAACTATTGGTATAAACGTTTCAATTATTACCATTCTTGCCTCCTGTGAGGTTCTTAACTCTCTGTAGCAAATTACTAGTAAACCTGCTTACTAGTAAAGCATACAACTCACCGCCGCCCCCCGCACCTAACATCATTAAAGCTATTAGAATATTTTCGGGAAGTTTATCATATGAGGAGGCAAACAAACCAGTGAGGGAGCTACCAACCGCTCCCATGATTATGCTAGAAAATTTTTTAGTCGTTGACATCTTTTGCCAATCGCCGTTTAGTCTGTACCCCATATAAGCGGCCTGTATTACCATTGCGATAGGCAACATAACTATTATTAATAATTTGTCGTTAATTCTACACCTCTCTCATGAGAGTACACCTATATTAAGATACATTTACCCACACTCTCTAAGATTAAAATTTTATAAGACACTCCATTTTTGTTCGAGGTACGCTTGCATGTAAAGTACTTCGAGGTTGGTGTGCTCTACGTCATACACTAGCACCTCAGCGATATAGCCTTCAAAGAATGCCGATTTGGACGCATCGTCCCTTATAACACAACCAAGTGCACCTTCTGTCCCCATTGATGGGGCCGCCGTTCCAGTGCTAGTGTTTTGAAAAACGCCATCTTGGTATGCGTTACCAACAAAGCTAGTTGTGTTATAAGTTGCTCCATAAACTGCCCATGAGTCAGTGGCTAATGGGCCAGTAGCCAAACAACCATCCCTACGTAACCACCTTGAATTACTTCCTACGGCTGAATGATAAGTCCACGCATTGGTGTTAGTTCCCGTTCCATCGCCCGCAGCAGACATTAACGCTCTAGAAGCGGCGGCGTCTGTAGACTTGGCCACTATATAAATTGATCTTACTTCTGAGATATACAAATGCCTTAACCAATCGTCAGTGCCATCAAATTGCACTGCCGTAATTGAGTCAATAGTTCTCAATATTGGCTTCTCTGAGGTAGTCGAGTTAATAGCATCATAGGAATTTTCTTGGTCGTGCCATTCTTCAACAGTGTCATCTGTAGCCGCAAAAGTTGTACCAGCGTCGTTATAAACACCCGAGTTAGCATCGTAACGTACTTGTAGACCTGTGGACAAAGGAGTAGTAAATGAGTCATATACCTCTATTACTCCCGAATAACGCGTCTTGAAGTCGCTAAGAATGTCTCCTTTTTCTACGTCGCTCATTCTTCTTGTGGTAGCCATAATCTCAGCAATGGCTCCGATATGGGGATCAGCCAAAGCAGTGCCGAAGTAACTCTTGCCTATAGAGGGGAGTTGAGCAAGACTGCTTGGTGGAGCAACTCTCGTCCCAGCAGCGCTAGTGTCAACAACTAACCCATTTAGCGATAATTCAACTCCGTCAGCATCACTCATCCTGACCCCTAGCAAGTAAAACTCATCGTAAACCTTATCTATACCTACAGAACTAAAACCATCTATGTCAGCCGTGATGTCACCACTTGTATTAGCGGGCCTAATGTAGACATTGGCGGGCGTGCTACCTGAACCGCCCCAATAGCCTAGTAAAGCTCTCTGAGAATCAGAGTTATTCGTTAACTTTGCGACTACAAAAACTGTCCCGAAGTCCTCCCAGTAATTGTGATAAAAGTGGTCGCCTCCGTCAAATTCCATTGCCTTAACTGTGTCTACCGTATTAAGCGAAGGTCTTTGGCTAGCTGTGTGAGTGGCCATTGCACTTCTATGGCTGCCCGATCTATCCAACCAAGCTAGGACATCATCTGTATCAGATGCAGGTGTTTCGCCAGCGTCTGAATACGCCGCGGTGTCAGCTCTCAACCACCAATCCACGCTAACGTCGGCAGGGTCATCGTAAGTTGTTAAGTCAGCAACTTTGTCCCTCAAATAAGCGACTAAATTAGCGATCTCTGTTGTATCTAGCACCTTATCGTATATCAAAAAATCAGTCATGTGACCTTGAAAGAAATCCGCCGCCGCTGCTGATACCCATCTGGCCCCTAAAAAGCCCGCATTGCCCGTGTCTACAGTTTTTATAGGATTGACTATTGATAACGAATCGACTTCCGTTTCATCTAAATAGAGTTTTAGCTCACTAGAGGTGTCGGATAATGTAGCTATTAATATGTGAAAATCTGCATTAACTCTATGTGCTCCAATTGTTTCAGAGTTTGACGCAGACCAATTTGATTTTGCGTCCGAGGATCGTGTAACCATAAGACGCCTTGATGAGCCTGTGTCGCCATCTTCTCTGTATCCAAAGATTGTTTTAGTAACTACGGGCAATTGATCCTGTGTTGCCTTGACTACCGCAACAACAGTCCCCTCATTACTACTCCACCAATAACCCAACTCCATATGGTCGTTTGTTCCATCAAAATGGACTGTGGGATGAGTAAAAGTAGTTGTGTCATAAGTTGGTTTTGTCAATGCGGCTGTCTGAGTAGCATCTTTGGTGTCGCTGTTAACGTCGCCCCAATTTTGAACCTCATCACCGTGCGTTGCGGGTATTGTGCCAGCAGCGTCAGAATAAACCTTTTGTGCGGCGTCATGATATAACTGTAAACCTTCCGAGGGAAAGGTGGTTGGTATCTGAATTTCAACAAACGTACTTGCGGTGTTGAATGTTAATACTAAATCTACAATATTAACACCCCACTCTCTAGGAAGGACATTGATATGATGATGAAACACGTCGGTAACTGGCGTTATGGCAATCACGTAAACAACTCCTGTCGCACTAGTAATCTCTATGACCTCAGCGGAGGTCATAGCTGTTTTTATGTCATTTATTTGAGTTCTAAGATTAGCTAAACTAGTACCTACAACAGAAGTCTCAACTAGATAAACTTCTGGCGTAAACAGGTTGTCTCCTACCCTGGTAAACTTTTCATCACTGTCAAACTCAGAGATCGATGAAGGGTCAACACCCCCAACTAGTATGTTTCCTGCTGGGTTGGCTGCATAAGCAAAATCATGATACGTAGTATCTTGATCGCTATTCATTAATTTGATATTAAAACCGAATGCTTTTTGAGCCATTAAATCACCGTCTTACTATCATCTGAGACTAGCCGCCAACTATTCTCCGCAGGCCAGAAGTGAAGAACAACCTTTATAGCCAAATGAGTAATAGGAAGGATAATAGGAGGTGAGGCCCCGTTTATATCAACATACGCATCATTAGCCCCCGCGCCATCCTCCGAATATAGTTTTGTTCCTGTGGTAAGCGCCTCCCTTAAATCCTCTACGTCGCTTTCTGCATCGCTTCCCCTAAAAAACCCTGCTAACTGAAAAGGTCTTGCTGTTATCCTAACCCGCCCCATGTGATACACGGCTTGGCCTGCAAATGGCCTATGTAGTTTATACTTAGGAACTTCACCAATTTGCAAAGCCGATGGTCTAAATGAATGATTAAGCGTATAAGTTCCTGCTGTGTAATCAAAATAATAAATAAACATTATGTCCTCGATTTCGGCAACGCACTAGTCATAATCACGCTACTGATAGTAGGAACCTTTCCACTGGTGCCCGCCGTTATCTCGACCCTACTAGCAACTACATGCTGTTCTCCCACCTGTGGAATGTTGGTTACTTTCGCAGGAGGCTTCACCAAACCCGCAACTTTAAACGTCCTACTTTGTTCTGCAAAATAAGGAGCGCTGGCCTTTGGTGGGATAATTACTGCGCTTGCGCCATCCAATGTAGTTTCGACAACTCTACGCACTGTAAGCAAATCTATGTCATCCCTTTCATCTATGCCCGCGGCGGTTTCCCACCAATGCGTGACAGCTTCGTTATCTGTTGATCTTTCAACCTGCATTGACATTCTATGCTTATTTGCAGCATAGTCAATACTAATTTCAGCGCCATCACCGACACGACCTTGCACATATTTCAAGTTACTAGTCACCCCAAAGAATACATCCCAAGTATCAAAACGTCTGCCTTGTAAAGTCCTCCATGATTGATATTCATCAACTGAGCTAGGTGTGATCGTAGGAAGTTTGCCTCTGAACAACTCTACCGTGTCCTCAAACACGCCCGTATGTGTAGGAGGATCGGTACTTGCTAGTGCTCCAACGGGCCCATCAAGAATCAAATTCATGAGATCAATAAGCTCAACCTTCCACACGCCCGCATCTCTTTTACTGTTAATAGCTAAGGCCGAATAGTAATAAGCAGGGGAGCTTAGGGTAGGCTCATCAATTAGGAATCTAAATACAGAGTTATGTGACCCAGCGGTTGGGTCGGATTGAAAATATGCCTCTCCTTTTTCGCACGATCCCATACCATCGTAGTAAAGTGTAGCCCCCAAACATTGTATAGTTGAATCACTATCAACTAGAATGGTTAAATCACCTGTATCATCATCCTCTGCCCACCGTTCCCACTCTAGTGCTTCTATGTCAGTACTTTCCCAAACCATGTAACCTGTGCCCGCCGAATCTGGGCCTGTGCCTACATCGGGCGTATCTGGGGGATCATGCGCAGCATCGGTTAGGACTAAAAGGGCTTGATATCCTTCTTCGAGTGCGTTCGCAGCCTCCCCAGTGTTGAACCTAACAACATAATTGTCCGCCGTAGCGGCTGCCATGTCTCCTGTTTCAAACTCCATCTTAAAATAACGCTGTTCTATAATATCGGCCGCCCCTCCCCCCGTCCATGTGGTTTGTTGTACTTGTACCAGCTCGGCAAGATACCCAAGCCTGTTATCCCTAGTAGTCATTCCCGAATCTAAGACGGTAACAGGGTTTACTCCCCCTGGCGAGATCGGATGCCATGCGCTAACTATTCCAAACTGCACTATTAAAGAGTCTGTTTTCGTAACTCGTGCAACTGTCCTGCCATGTTGCCCTAATGGGTTGTAAAAGTGGCGACTGTACTCTATGGGCGTTGCTTCTGAAACGCCTCTATAAACAAGCATCACGAAGTATCCTACTTTTGTGTCAAAACCATCCTCTGTTGTACTCCCGTCTTGAAACTCAATGTCTATATTGAAATCATAGTCAACGTCCGCAGTTCTAAATATCCTTTTAAAGACCTGTAAATGATTCCCTTGTAGCGCACTAGTAGATCCTGATATAACTTCATCAAACTGCCCATCGCTTGAGCTTGCCCTTACTACACCTGTTTGTATATTGGTTGGAACATAAGCAGGCGGAGGACTATCCGCAAGATGAAATATACTAGAGGTGCAAGCAAAACAAACTAACACCAAGTCGCCATCTAAGGCACTGCTGTGAGCATTAAAGGTTACGGTGTGCCCTTCGTCGTCACCTTCCCACACTATTACATCTTTGTCTATATAATTTACTGCCATTAAATAACCTTACCTACATCTGAAAAGGCTAGATTGTCAGCGGCCCTTTCTAATACTTCAATCGCATCTACAAACCTAGTCATAAGTTCACCCTTTTCAAGCAATTCATTATTAACCGTAGTTTCATAGGTGGTTACACTTGCACCAAACGTGCCAACATGCCTACCAAAAGCCCCAACGTGCTTGCTGAAATCTTCATTAATCACGGCAAGATCAGGAATGAAATCACCTACAAGTTGCTCCGTACTCAAACTAAATTGGTCAACCTTCTCCGCCCATCGGTCACCAAACACCGAGAGTTTCTCGACCCCAGCATTTAGCTCTTTTACGCCTTCATCATCCAAATTAACTGTAACGTTGGCTTCTGTATCTACGGGCGCTACATCTGGATCAACTGCCACCTTGACTCCAAGATCAAGTTCCTCTACTGCTTCGCCTACCGTATTAGCTAACTCGGTAAAGGCCTTATCAAGATCTCTGGTTAGGCTCTTAATGGCTGTCTTAGCTGGCTGCCATTCACCTGACTCAAAAGCCTCTGCTATAAGCATTGTTAAATCTGCCATTTTTGCAGCGATTAGAGTGTTAGCTAAGGCTGCCTTTATAGCCAAATCAAATATAGTTTGTAGTATGAATTTGTTGAAATTCTCTCTTAGAGACTTGCTAGCATTTTCTAGGCTATCACCTTCAATAAATACAGCAGATAGGGCGCTGTCAAATTCGTTACCCATTCCTGTTGTTGCTCTAGAGAACTCAGAGCCCCAGAACTCTAGGCTTTCAACCACACCCTCTAGTTCATTGGTGAGCCTACCTTGAAGCCCGCCGTCAACGCCATCTCTAAACGCCTCACTTAACTCACCCTCCAACTTAACCATTTCAGCGACTAGTTCACCAGCAAACTTTGATGCTTTACCAACCACAGAAGAGGAACGTTCACCAAATTCCGCTCCCGCGCCTCTCTCGATCTGACCAAATATTCCGAACTTTTCCCTTAAAACCCCACTAAGTTCATCAAGTGCAGTGCCCGCCCTTTTTCTGAAATCAAAGATTCCGTCTAAGAACGTCTTTTCAAAATCCCTAAGATCAGTAAGGACTTTATCTTCGCCTAAGATCTCCCTTACATTAAATTCGATCCCTGAGGCCCCAACATTGCCAAATATATCTAAACCGCTTAAGCTATCTGCGATTCCTTGCATAAACTTTTTCATTTTTGCCATTTGCTCTTGAAACTTTTTGGCTCGTTGTTTACCCCTATTAAATATCCCACTAATCGCTCCAACGACCGTACTTACGCCCGACACAACCGCACCGACAACGTTTCCGCTCGCGATGTTACTTATGGTAGAAGCTAGACCTCCAAGTGCCTTAACAGCAATACTACTACTGCCTTGGGCTGCCGAACCTATGGCTCCTAACGCATCAGCGGCGGTAATAGCGCTCGCCCCAAACTCCTCAGCTTTCTCAGTTAATTGCTCAAACACATTGCCAACAAAATTGACCACCCCCGAGGCTATAGGGGATATATCTTTTAGTGCGTTTGACACACTAAACAATTCTTTGTTTATTTCCTCAGTCGCCTCCGTCCAAACACTTTCAACCTTATCGGCAGTGTTTTGCGCTAAGTTGCCCGCCGCGCTAACAGCCTTGGCGCTATTCTTATTTATTCCAGAAACCAAACCGCCAACAATATCAGCGCCAGAATTCTCAAACTCCTTTGAGGGTGACTCTATTCTTAGTACACTTTTAAACCAACCACTCACATTATTTGCAAACTCGGTTACCGTTTGCCTGGCGTTGGCAAACATGCCTTGTATACCATTGACTAAACCTTGGACTACAAACTTACCAAAGTCAGCAAATACGGTTGAAGGTGAGGAAATACCCAAAACCCCTTTGAACCAACCAATAATATTGCTACCTAGATTTGTGATACTTTCACGAGCAACGCCAAAGGCTCTAGTCACCCCTTCACCAAAGCCCTTAACAACGTTTTCGCCTAAATTAACAAAAGTGATAGAAAGGTCTTGAAATAAATCGACCCAAAACGTAACTATGTTTGAAACTAACTCTCTGGCATGTTGCCAAGCGCTCGTAAAATCGCCCCTCAACAAAGAGCTAATGATACCCACTACATCGCCTACCGTTTTACTGAAGTTGACAAAGGCAGTAATCGCAGTTGCCACAACATCTATTACCAAATCCATGATAAGTTCAAACACCTGCTCAAAGGACTTCCAAAGCACCTCTAGAGCTATCTTGAAATCCTTAAACTCCCTTTCGCCATCATCAAACTTAGATAATATTTTATCCCACGCCTCTTTGACCTTATCTCTTATTCCTCCAAAATTAGTAGCAAAAGCGGCGGCTAAACCAACAATGGCAGCGGTAACCAAGGCAACGGGGCCAAGCAGCCCTGCTATTGCAGCGCCAATACCACCTGCGGCGGTTGTTGCGGGCACTATCGCACCAACTAGTGCTACTAAACCGCTAGTAAACCCAGCTACCAATGTAAGAAGGGGTCCCATTGTGGCGGATATAGCCACAGCTCCCACTACTAACTTCTGCATAGGTGCTGGCATCGCTGCGAAGGCTTCCATTAACGTAAAGAGCACGTCCCTTAGAACGGTTGCGCCTTGACTAATGCCTGAAAAGATAGAAGCTAATGTGTTTTTATTACTAAGTAGATTACCAACAAATCTAAGACTGCGCTCAGCGACCTCAGCAAATGACTCACCTATAGCGGTCAAAACAGGTATTACTTGAGGCTTCAACTGTGCAATGGCAGGAGCGACCTTGGTTGCTAGGCTAGAAAAGAAGTCGTCAATCGCTTCTTTGTTTTCGTTTACAAAGCTTGTGGCTTCTTCTACAAGGCTTGTGATGCCTTGTACTATTTGCCTTATCACTTCATTTAAACCCGCACTAGTTATCGCCTGTTTTAAGCCATCAAAAGCAGAGGTCAACAAACTCAAGTCGCCTGCGAGTGTGTCTGTTTTCATATGCTGCATTGCCGCACCAGCGCCCTCGGCTTCGCCAGCAAATTCTTTTACTACATCTGAAAGCTCCGAAAACCCATTAACCCCCTCCTTTGTCATTGCCTCTATAACCTTAGCGCCTTCTTCGCCAAAAGTTGCCACTATTTGCTCGGTGGACATGGCATCTACCCCCAACTCCCTTATTACTGTGCCGAAGTCGAGTAAAGTGCCATTAGTAGCAAATATATCTTTGTTTGCCTTGTTTGCCCCATCCGCTAATTGAGCTAGACCTTGGTTAACAACGTCAGCTGCTTGTGCCCCCTCAATACCAGCACTAGCAAGAGAAAGCAATAAGGCTGTGGTGTCTGTTGTGGTTACACCTAAAGCCTCCTGAGTTTTCGTGGTTCCCTCTAATGAACTTTGCAAAGATTCAACATTTACGCCCGCAGCCTCTGCTATCAGACCAACATTCTCAATTGTTACGCCAGAGCCTCTAAATTTAGCCTCAAACTTGGCGACTTCTTCTGATCCTGTTTGCATAAGCGCAATTAGAGTCCTCGAAGTAATAGCGCCAAATTCATTGATTATGTCATTTGTGCCCATACCTGAGGCCTCAACAGCTTCAAGTATTCCACTTAGATTCTTTAACTCACCGTTAGCCTTGAATACATTCAAACCTAACCCTTCACCCTTTTTGGCTAATTCAGAAAATAAACCTGATAGATTTCTACCCGCCCTTCCTGCTTGAATGCCCACGTTACCTAGCGCAGCTATACCAGCAGTCGTGCTTTCAAGTGATACGCCTAACCCCGTTGCGGTAGCAGCAACAAAAGACATGGCCGAACCTAAGCCTTTAACATCGGTGTTAGAGCTAGCCGCTGCGGTTGCTAAGGTGTCAACTATTCTTTGTAAAGACTCGGCACCAAGCCCAAAGCCCGACATAGCATTAGTTGCTATGTCAGCAGCCTTGCCCAAATCTAATCCGCCAGCACTAGCAAGCTGTAGAGTTGAAGGCAAAGCCTCAAGAGCTTGCGCCGCATTCAGGCCCGCCATAGCCAGAAATGTTGCAGCCTCGGCAGCCTCTACCGCTGTAAATGTTGTAGTTGCGCCCAGCTCTTGTATTTTTGCTTTTAGATCATCAAACGACTGGCCCACTTGATCGTTTTGAGGTAAGACTGCCCTCATGCTGGCGATAGCCGATTCAAATTCTTGCCCCGACTTAATTACATCGGCACCAAAACTTATAAGCTTTCTGCCAGCATTAACAACCGAATCCCCAACGCGAGCCATAGACCACACAGAAACCGCTCGCATATTAGAAAAGCCGCTTTGTACTTTTCTGTTTCCCTTAAGAAAGTCGTCAATCTCTGCTCTATAAACCGCAGTTAGCGTGTCTTCCATTTAATGATCCAATCTCACCTCTAACATGCCAGATGGCGTTATATGCTTATTTTTTAACGCCAACCCTATCCCCGACTTAGTGGCTTGAGTATATGTAGTCCTAAATTCTTCAGGTAAAGCATAATCTGGATAAAGTTCACTTATGGGTATTCTTTTAGTTACTTGCGCCTGTATCAACTGAGCATATGGGTAGAACCTTCTAAACTCCCAGTATGGAATTTTGTCTAAACAAGACTTGAATTGCTTCCATTTTAATTCGTCTTTGATATACTTTCGGCTGTAACCGTAATATCTTTCAACACTTGCGACCGCTCCGCCCCAGTCAGTCCGCTCTTGCCCATGAGCTTTAAAGTTTGCTCGTTTAAGAGTTCGGCCTTTTTTTCGTCAGCCTCTTCTCCTAGGATAATTCCCATTGTAAGGGCTTGCATGTCACCCATATTCATAAATCTAAGATGGCGTTTTACAATCGCTTCGAGTTGCTCTAGCTCATAATCGCCAATCACCATATCCACAATTAGCTCACCAAGTAATTCTTTGGTGTAGTTAAGTTGCCTAAAAGTTGCGTCTTGAATCAACAACTCTTTTTGTGCCTTTGATGTTCCAAGCGACGATTTTATTTTTTGTTTTTCAGCATCAAACTTACCATTTTCAGCAAGATATTCAGCTAATGCACCAACGGGCCTAGATTCTAAAGATACCCTCAAAGGTGGGGCGTGTTTTGCATAATCAACTAGTAGAATGTTTGTACTAGCGCCCTCCACTCCTAATTCTTCAGCTAAATCGGCTCCTTGGTTAATTTCTTCAAAATCAGATTCTATTTGTTTCAAGATATTTCCTTCCTGCGACTTATGGACTAATTCCAGTCGCACTCTATCTGAACCTCGTTCTGGATGCATACCGTGTGAGTATTGCATTTTTATAAAATACTCAAAATCTTCATAGTCGCCTTTGGCATAGACTATTTTAGCTCTACACCATCCCGTATAGGAGGCCCCTTGATTTAAAAGCTGACACGTTAATGTCAGCTTTTTATCGTATACCGTAACATCCCAGCAAAGGCCCTCTGGCTCGGCAATGGTGGGGTAAAACATAAGAGCATTCCTATTTATTTGATACAGTGCTAAATAGGGCTCAAACTCCAAATTACCAGAGGTTCTCTTGAGTGATTCCACCATTTAGGCGTATAGAAATCGCACTCATGATTGGATCAGTACTTGTGATAGTAAGAGGTAGGTCATCTTTAGTGAATCCTTCACCATTGATAACAGCACCATTACGAGCCACTATGCGCCAAAACAAACAACCTGCTTGATTTTGGTAGTGATTTGAACGTACAAGCTCTTGAGCAGCGTTACCTGCAATAACCTTGACAGTTCCTGAATTGATTTGCTGATCCATAAGCCCAGCGATGTATTCTTTAACTTCCCATGATGCAATAGTTGTAACTTCAATTTCCTCACGATTAGCACCGAAAGTAATCTCTTCAAGACCTGCATAGATAAGCATATCTCTAAAGTTAGCTGTTTCAGTACCCGCAAAAGCAGCGTCTAAAGGCTTACATGAAACAGTTTCAGGAGTAGCACTCAATGTGTGAGAGGCTGTTACTTTCACGACCGCATCATCGCCAAATGAAAGCAGGTCGCCCGCCTCCAAAGTTGCGGAGGTTCCTGTTAGGTCAATTGTAGTATCACCAACGGCGGCGGCGGCGTTAACGGTCACCACTTCAGCAGCAACGTCAGTTGCGGCAACATACAACACTGAGCCAACACCTAATTTAAATTGTGGACAAGCCATATTATTTTATTCCTTTCTTCTAGCAAAGCACCATTCTCCAATTGCATGCAAGAATCGCTCTATGGTTTTTGTCGTCTTCTATATGAAAGAAGTTAGACTGTAAAGGTTGTACTAATTGATATGCAGTATCTGCGGTTGAATAGCCATCATAAACGGCATCCATCGCATCCATTATTTGGTCACCCATAGACTCAGCGTCGGCGATTACATCGGATCTGATTAATACTTGCAATCGTCTTGCTTTCATATCAATACTAGCTAAAGTCCTCATAGGGGACTCGTTAACTAAATTTCTTAAAACAATCTTATCAATATCGCTTTGGTCAGACTCTTCTACAAGCCTGCTTGTGCCTAGAGTGAAGCTACCTAGTGTTAGGTTAGCGGTTAAATAATCTTTCCATTCAACTACAAATCGAGCCATTATTTGAACACCTTCAACTCTTTAAGGCTAAGTCTCTTTTTGTTTGCTTCCATGCGTTCGACGGTAGCAACTTCAAGGTACTTCTCGCGGCCTGTAACGTTTTTTTCATGTACTTTAAGTGCATAAGGAGTCCTAAAGGCTATTACTGCCTTAAGGGTGTTGCCTTCCATTCGTTGAACAGTTGCAACTTGTCCCGCTTGACCGTTACCACCATGCGATACCGTTCTCCCACCAACACGACCCTCGCTAGTTTCCTGTAACAAACCCGAGATTCTAGGGGCGTAGCTAACTGACAGGTCGTGAGTTTTGGCTATCACTTCAGACATAGCGATAGGAACTTCTCTTCTGATTCGGGCTTCTGCATTTCTAAGCCTATTCTCAAAAGCTCTGTCCCCACGCCATTCTTTTAGTAGGCTCACAGCCAAACCTTATAGTGGGAAAATGATCCATCTAAATCAAACAACTTGCTCGATTGTTTAACAGGAAACCTCTTAGACTCAAAAGTAATCTCGTCATTGATATCAATCGGTCTTTCTGTAAAAATCTGAGCACTAGAAACAATTTGCCTGCCTCGATCATCAAGTATAAGTTCGGCTCCCTCTTGATATCTACAAGAAAAAGCTTCACTGGTAGTCTGTGGCTCCCCATCATCATTAAAGCCAGAATTCGTGTGATGGGTCGCAGTTTGGTTTGTATAACCATCTAAGATTCCCATTAGACGGTTACTACTAGCCCATCGGGATCATCGCCCGAGTCAAGGTTTGCCAAAAGTCTGTCATACTTCTCTTTACAAGAGAGGTATCTATCTGAAAAAGCAGCGGAGCCAGAGCCGCCTTCAAAATATTCTTTTTCGGCGTTGCCAACCTTCACACGTTTCAAGGCTGCGTTACTAACAGAAGCGCCAGCTAACACTTCATTCGCTTTCCAACAGACATATAGACAAACCATTTCATCAGTAATATCGGTAACGGCAGCTTCTACTACGTCGATCCAAGTGGTTTGAATGTGGGTAGCCAAGTCATTATCAGTAGTAAAACCGAACTGACTTGGCTGAAATTGTCCTACGGGAAAAACGAAGTCAGCGCCAACTTTAGCCATTTAGCGCCAACCATTCAATAATCTCGCTAGCTTTTTGCTTTCCTATATTTGGTAGCTTGACAAGCCCTCTTAAATCGGTGGGTAGATCTTTGAGGGACCTAACGCCCGCATTATCTAGAGTTACCCTATGAGGTATATCTTCGGGTAACTCGCACTCTATTACAGGCTCAACAACCTCTTCTGCAATGGGTTCGGTTGTTTCGACCTGCTCGACTTTAGACAAGCCATCTAAATTAAGCCCGTTTTGTTTACAAACATTAGGCCATTCTTTAACATGCTGTCTAAATATTTTGGGGTTGGTAAAAACCCGCCCCGTGTAAGGACAAGTAAATCGCTCCATGTGAGCCTACTAACCTAGCAAACGGGCAGCTAATTCAGGCTGTGTTACCTTGATTCCGTAAAGAATATCGAATGAAATTGTGTGCATTTTTGTACTTGATGTGTAATCTTCTACAACTCGTATCGCTAGATTATCAAAGCTTGTTACATAACCATTGGCACCCTCAGGTAAAGCCATAGGACGCACAGCCAAAGTAATAGCATTACGATGAAAGGCTAAATTTGCAGTGTGACTAGCAACAAAAGTTGCCGCGTCAGCACTATATCCACCTGTAGGTATAGCAGGATATATAGCAGCGGTCACTACGCCAGCAACAGCAGCAGCGGTGTCAGCGGTTACAACGTGCTGATTGCCATCAATGGTCAACAAATCGCCTTCTAAAAGAGTAGCGGTTGAAGTACCAGCAGCACTTGTTAAGACAACGCTTGTAGCAGCAGCGGAACCTGTTCCTGTAACATCAAGCAAGGCAGCATAAACGCCAGCAGTATGGTCGTTAATGTGCTGACTCTCTGCTAACTCAAAGTTGTAAACGCGACCAATAAGCGCATTACGTAACGTTTCGTCCATGCCTGACTTGTCAACTTCAACCAATGAGTCAAGGGCTAACATTGATGCTGTAGAGGCGGTGTCGAGTACTAAGCGCCTTTGTGAGTTGGGAACTTTGTTATCTGCCAATACCTTACGTACGGCGGCAATATCAGCTAGTGTACTTGGAGTTGTACCTGCTGTGCCAGCAAAATAAGGAACATCCACATATTTTGCATTAATATCTTGATCTATCTTTTCAGCAAGAGCTACAACAGCGG